GGAATGCAGCCGGTATTGAACCGGAAGAAGGCGACGCGGCCCGAGATCAACAACAAGGTCGTGGAGAATCACGCCAGCGAGGTCAGCCAGTTCACGGCGGCGTACTTCATGGGGGAGCCAGTGGTGTACGTGCGGCGGGGCGAAGAGGACGGCCTTTCCGATGACGTGCGGGTGCTGAACGACTACATGATGTTCGAGGACAAGGCGACCCGCGACATGGAGATGGCGACCTGGATGGCCATATGTGGCGTGGGCTACCGGATGTGCCTGCCCGATGAAGCTGCCTTTGACGACCCGGACCTTGCGCCCTTTGAGATCGACACGCCGGACCCGCGGGCGACGTTCGTGGCCTATTCCACGGGCTTCGGCCACAAGCGGATGATGGGCTGCCGGATGGTATGGCGGCAGCGGAACGACGGCGCGTATAAGTGGCTGATTTGCGGGTATACGCGTACCCACTACTTCGAGGTGTGGGACGGCGCGGAGATTGTGAAGTGGGAGCCGCATACGCTGCGTGACATCCCGATCTTCGAGTACCGGCTGAACATGAACATGCTGGGGAGCTTTGAACCGGCGATCCCCGTGCTGAACGCCATCAACACGATTCAGAGCAACCGCGTGGACGGCCTGGAGCAGTTCGTTCAATCCTTCCTAAAGTTCGTGAACTGCGACATCGAGGAGGACACGGTTGAGCAGTTGCGCAAGATGGGCGCGATTGTTCTGAAATCCGTGAACGGGCTGAACAGCGACGTGGACATCGTATCGCAGGAATTGAATCAGCAGCAGACTCAGACGTTGGTTGATTATCTGTACGACCAGGTGCTGTACATCTGCGGGTTGCCGACGACCACCAAGGGCGGCGGCAGCACATCGGACACGGGAGCCGCGGTCCTTTTGCGCGACGGCTGGCAGCAGTGCGAGGCGCGGGCGCAACAGACGGAGAAGCTGTACCGGAAGAGCGAGCGGGAGTTTTTGCGGCTGGTGCTGCGGATCATGGGCGATACGCGCCCTGACATCGACCTGAAGCTGTCCGGTATCGAGTGCAAATTCACGAGGCGTCAGCACGACAACCTCCAGAGCAAGTGCCAGGCATTGAGTTCACTGCTTCAGGCTGGCATTCATCCGGAGATCGCCATTGCCACCAGCGGGCTTTTCAACGACCCGATGGACGTGTACAAGCAGAGCGAGGAATATCTGGAGAAGTGGAAGCCCGTGCCGATGAACGCTAATCCCGCGCTGGGCGAAGGAGGCGGGAATCCTGAAGGTTTGCCGCCGGAGGTGGAGGACGCGGAGGTCACCGAGGATGAGGAGAACGTGGCCGAGGGCGGCGAGAAGGGCGACGGCGGAAGAAACCTGCGCTGCGCACTGTGCGGAAAGCCGCTGCCGGAGGGCCGGAAGAAGTATTGTTCGGACGATTGCCTGAACATGGCGCGGTATCTGAACAACAACGGGGCGAACGTGAAGGCGTATCGGCCCACCGGTCGGAACGGGCTGCCGAATAGTTTGCCCACCTCGCAGAGGAATGGTAACGCATGAGTGTGGACATCTTTCGCCACGCGGACCGGGCGCTGATGGTGATGCTGAACTTCATGTCACGGGAGTTTCAGAATTTGAGCACCGAGATTGGGTTCGATGAGATGAACGTGATGGAGACACGGCGGCGGGTGAACGCCATGTATGAACGGATGGACAAGGTGATCCGCCGGGAGTATCGGAGCGTGGCCCGGAAATCGTACATGGACGCCATTGCAGAGACCGGGGTGGACGGCGGCGCGTTTGACGCGGAAAAGTTTGTGAGCATGATGTTGAGGGCTTACGACCCTGTGAGCGACTTCATCTACGACAGGGAATGGATTCGCAAGCGGGACCGGCTGTTCGAGAGCATCATCGCCACAGAGCGCGGCAACCAGGAGATGCGTAAGAACCTGAAGCGCGGGCTGGACGTGCTGGCGAATCAAGTGCGGCAGTATGCGGACAACATCACTGCACAGGCGCGGGTGACGGCCTTTAAGCGGGCCGGGGCGGACGTGCTTGTGTGGATTACGGAGAAGGACGAGAAGGTTTGCAGCGTGTGCAAGCCAAGGGATGAGCAGTTCTATCCGATAGAGATGTTGCCACCTTACCCGGCGCATTGGAGATGCCGCTGTCGTTTGGATCTGGCAGATATGGAAGAATGGAAGAGGCGGAAAAGCGCAGCAGAGGCGCGAAGCGGAAGGTGAGGGGAGGACCTCATCCGTCAACGCCTACGGCGTTGCCACCTTCCCCACCGGGGGAAGGCTTTTGGGACAGTGAGATTTAGTCGCGGTGGCGGAATAAACGCGGAATGCGCTTTCCCATCGGCGCAGGACGCGGCGCGGTGCTTCCCTTCCGCCGCGCAGTAGACGCACCTACCAAGGGCTTGCCGAGATAGGCAAGTATGTGGGGTGGAAATCCCCACCCGCGACTGTGAGAATTGAATAGAGATTGAATTTACGAAATGCGAGTTGGACTTACGAAGTGGTGTAGGTCTGGCTCGCATTTTTGTGGTTTTGAAATGGCTTATGCCATTCAAATCAGAGGGTAACTCCTGGCGGGGTACACTCCCGCCGCCCTCTCTTAAATAGAGAGGAGTGACCCGTAGTGAATGAAGTTTGGAAGGACATTGAGGGATATGAGGGACGGTATAAAGTCAGCAATTTGGGAAACGTATTAAGCATCGTTAGTAAAAAGCCGCGTTTACTAAAAGCTCGTGAGACGGTGTACGGCTACTTGCGTGTTGCTTTATATCACCCAAACAAGAAGGTTGTGAATTATGCCGTTCATCGACTTGTGGCAACAGCATTCATTCCAAATCCTTATATGTATCCTTGCGTAAATCACAAAAACGAGGATAAATGCGACAACCGCGCTGAGAATTTGGAATGGTGTACATACCTATACAACAACAATTACGGCAGCAGAAAAGAAGTGTACAAAAGATTTAGTCACGCGGATTTCAGAAGAAATCCGAGGAAATATCAACAGCCTATCGAGCAATTATCGCTTGATGGAACTGTGATAAGGACATGGACCTCGATTCGCGAAATACGCGAAAGCCAAATTTACGGAAACGGAAATCAAGTAATACTTTGCTGCACTGGAAAAGGTGCAACTGGATTTGGTTTTAGATGGCGATTTGTCATTTGAAAACCTTGCGGAGATGCAAGTAAAAAAGCGCACTGGGTTAGAGAAAACCCACACAAAAAACGCAATAACGAGGAGGAGAGGGAATTGAATATCGACTGGAACACGATCGAGGGATACCGGGAGGACATGAGCGCCGACGAGAAACTGGAACTGCTGAACAACTACGAGCCGCCCGCACCGGCACAGCCCGAGCCTGAACCTGCGCCCGCGGAGCCGAAGAACGCTGATCCTGCCCCCGCGCCTGCGGCAAAGAGTGCCGCGAAGCCGACCAATCCGCTGATGGCGGAGGTGGCATGGAAGCGCGAGCGAGACAAGCTGACCAGCGAGAACGGCAACCTGCGCAAGGAGCTTCGGAAGTACATGACGGAGCAGCAAGCGAGGGAGGCCGAGCGGCAGGCCGAGATGGAGGCACGCGACGCTGAGTTGGAGGCTCTGCGGCGCGACAAGACGCTTTCCGACCTGACGGCCAATTTCCTGGGACGCAGCTACGACGAGACGATGGCGCGACAGGCCGCCGAAGCCCTGGCGGACGGCGACACCAACGCCCTGTTCGACATCATGGCCCGACGGGACATGGCCTATGAAAAGGCCCTTCGAGCGAAGATTCTGGCCGAAACCCCGAAGCCTCCGGCCAGCGACCCCAACAGCGAGGAAGCCAAGCGCAAGGACAAGGAGAACCTGCGCAGACTGTTCGGGCTTCCTTCCAACAGCAAATAACAGAGGGAGGTAAAAGTTATGCCTGATTACGCGAACACCATTGCCCTTGCCCAGCGGTATCTGCCGCTGCTCGACGAGGTATACAAGTATAGTTCCCGCTCCGCCATCCTGGACAACCAGAATGTGCAGTTCGTCGGCGGCAACGCCGTGAAGGTCTACAAGACCAGCATGGACGGCCTGGCCGACTACAGCCGCAACGGCGGTTACGTCAACGGCGCTGTGAACGGCAGTTGGGAGACCATGACCCTGAGCCAGGATCGCGGTCGTTCCTTCCAGATCGATCGTATGGATAGAGTCGCTGCTTAACAGCGAATGTTGTCCCCTTGCGGAGTAATCCGTGAGTGAAAATCGGGCAAGAAAACTGGAAGGCTAAGTTCGACGGAGAGTTCCGCCGGATACGCTAATCAGAGTGGAAGGCCGGGGATAATACCCCAGTCACACGCAACGCATAGGAGCTGAACCCGCAAAGTTGCGGAATATAACGCTCCCACGAGTGCCCGACACCCTACCCAACAGAGGGTGAAAAGATATGCTGAACCGGGGATGAAACGACATCCCGTTATGCGAGGAAACTCCCGGAAGCAGAGGATAAAAAGCCCCTGCGATAACACCTTGAACGAGGAGACCCTGGACCTGGCCTTCGGCACCCTGGCGGGCGAGTTC